CAGCAGTGGACGTGCCAGCCAGAACGCCAGCACCAGGATTTCCAGCGGCCTGTAGTACTTGTGTATTCATCAACGCCGTAGCCGTAATGCTGGCGGTCTTGTTGATGCTGACTCGCTGCGATGGCGCAGCAATATAGCCGTCGAGGGTGGTGATGGTCATGACGGCTTAGCTGTCAATGGTGGCGGAAACTGCGGATACAGCAAAGGTCGGCGCCGGGTCGGCTGGGTTGATCGTTTTGACCGTAGTGAGCGGTTCAATGATCAGCATGTTGCCGGCCGTTGTGGCGTCAAAAAATGCGGCTGCCCACACGTAGGCAATGGTGCCGGTGTTGGTGGCTCCAAAGGTCAGTGTGGTGTTGTTGCTGACGCTGGGCACGCCGGTGCCGGTGGATGCCACCGTAGTGGTGGCGCCTTGAGTGCCGGACCAGTTAGCCAGTGAGGCCGCCGAGTTCGATCGGGCATACCCGGTGTAAGAGGCTTCCACCGCAGTGCCTGCGCGCAGGGCGACGGCCTGCTCGGTAAAGGCGGCAGTGCCATCAGTGATCACCTCACTGTTAACGCCGGGGTACAGCGAAGCCTGGGCTGCAGCGCTGGTGCCTGCTGTGCTGCACTTATAGAGGTGTGTCTTACCGTCGTTGGCCGTCAGGCTAATGGTGTCGTTCAGGGCATACACCGTGCTGTTGCCACGCGGACCTTTGGTGCTGGTGAGCAGGCCCACAGACAAGTTGGCGGTGGCCGGTGTGTAGGCTTGGCCGCGCAGCAGCCAGTCAGCGATCTTGTTGGCCAGGTAGGAAGTGAAAAGCATGGTTAATCCTCAGTTGGGGTTTTGGGTTCGGGTGCGTCGTCTGCAGGAGCATCGCCATCAGCGGGCGGCTCGGGTGGCTCAGTGCCATCAGCAGGAACAGGGGCAGGTTGTTCCATTCCTTTGTCGTTGACTTGAGACGGGTTAGTGTCAAACACGAGGCCCATTTCTTCGCTCATGTCCAGCTCTTCTTCACGACGCTTGAAGGTGTCTTCCACATCCGAGTCAGGCGAGGTCTGGGCAATCACATCGCCCACCGTCATGAAGCCAGAACGCACCGCCATCTTGTAAGCTGCAACTTCCTTGGCCGGGTCGATCCAGCTCCAGCCGCGCGGCTTGTAGCGCACTGCTTGGTACTTGGCCGAGTTGCTGAAGTAGTCGTTGCCGACCTTGACCGCACCCACCAGGACTGCAGCATCCAGAAACTCGCGGTGGATGTCTTCACGAAGGTTGCGACAGATGAAGCCCTGCACCATGCGGTACAGGTCCCGGTCATCCAGCAGCGCCAGGCGAGAACTGCTGTAGTTGCTCTGGCTGTAGTCGCGACTCATGCTTTCATAACTGACGCCAATGCCAGCCGCCATCTTGCGCAGCATGTAGCGCAGGAAAGGATCGACTGCAGGATTGGGGGTGTTGGGCGCAAAGCCCGCCACATCTTCACCAGGTAGCAGCGTCTGCCAGGTGCCCGGCTCGGTGTCCAGCACCTTGCGGCCGTTGACCGTACCGTCGGATGCCAGCGGCTCAGGGGAGCGGATGAAGCCCACGATGTTCGCACTGGCCCGGGCCTTGACGATTTCCGCATCTTCGTAGCCACCCACGTTGTGCAGGGTCTTCAGAGCCGCGTGGAACCAGGGCTCACCACGCGACTGTGGCCAACGCTCCACGATGTACAGGTGGATGATATCTTCGGCTGGCACGCGCACAAAGCGCGAGGGCTCGAAGGTAGTGAACTGGTAGTCGCCTGGGTGCTTGGGGCTAAACCAGTAGGCTACTGGGCGGTGCCATTCATCGATCTCGACACCCATTCGGATGGCATTGCCGTTGGGGGCCCGGGCCGTCTGCCAGTTGTCAAGCAACTGATCGGCTTCCATTACCTCAAGGGCTAGCGGGATATTGCCACCACCGAAGGGGCGGCGAATCTTACGCACGATGGCTTCGCCGGATGTGACCAGCTGCACCATACATAGACGTTCGATCTCGGAGAAGCTCAGCATCCCGGCCACATGGCAGGTCTTTTTCTTAGACCACTCTGCATACGTGCCCTCGATCGAATCGTTGATCTTGGCCTGCAGCTTGCCGCCTGCGCTCATAACCTGCGCCTGCATGCCAATGCCGTTGCCCACTACGTTGTTCATGATCAGGCGCACGGCATTCTTGGCGTACTCGTTGTCACGCACCAACTGGCGACTGCGAGCTCGCAGGATGCGCAGACTGGTCAATATCTCGCTGTCAGCGCTGGTGTTCATCGCCGACCAGTCGCCGGTCAACCGGTTGACTGCGGCGCCCGCGTAGGAACGCTCTTGCGCTGCGAGGCGTTCACGCTGAGTGGCCGCGCCGCGGGCGGCGCTGCGCTGTGCATTCCAGGCTGTCAACACCTGGCTGCGTTTGACGGATAGGTCAGGCACCACACTGCCCGTGGGCAACGCGACGCGCAAGGCGGTCTCCCATGAACGTGTGTTGCTCATTGAACCCCCTGGAATCTGGTGAAGAGGTTGCGGGGATTGCCAAGCCCATTGGCCACAGACTGAGCGGACTGCTCACTCATGACCTTGGCTTTCCAAAAACTGTGCAGAGTCATGAGGTCGCCGATGGTCTGGAACTCCATCGTGCGGCCGGCGATTTCATATTTCTTGACCTTGCCGCCGGTAGCGTTGAACGTCGCCATGGCACCTTCGCAGGCTTCCAGCGCGCGCTGCGCCACACTGCGCGGATCAAATGCACCGCCCTGCTGGGTGATGTCGGGCGTCAGCACGAACTGACCGGAGCCGACTGTGATGCGCTCCAGGCCGCTGGTAATGATTGCCGTCCAGGCATAGGCGCCCGCACCCAGCGCGGCACTGGCGGTGCTGGTCAGTGTGGTGCTCCAGCTCTTGCCGGATGCAGTGGCCACAATGTCCAGGGACGATGGGCCGCGCAGGTAGTAGGTCATGACCCAGGTGGACGCATCCGCCGTGCGACCGTCGGGCAGGGTGACAGAGTCATCCAGCCAGGTGGCGCTGTCACCACTGGGAAGGGTTGCAAAGATGTTCATGGGTTACCAGTTTTTTGCGCTCCAGCCAGTCATGCGGTCCTGTACGGGCTGCTTCTTGGCTAAGGGCCTTACGATTTGTCGGGGGCGTGCAGGCGTTTGCACAACGGTTTCGGGCTCGCCGGGCCCTGGGTTGTCCGTTCCCTCATTCAGGCTGTTTCCAGCCTCGGCCGCTCGGGTGGGTATCTCGTCATCAGGTTGTGCAACTGAGCCGGGCAGCTTCACGCGCGCAACGGTGTCGCCAAAAAGTACCGGCTGGTTGATGGCTTCTTCTTCCACTTCCCATCGCTCAGCGCGCCACAAATTGATCTTCAAACTACGCGCCGCATGCAGCGCATAGACCTCGCAGTCCAACGCCTCATTGCGTCGGCCTGATTTGCATTGCCACACCAGGCGGTTACGCACGCTCCTGTGCGGCACCTTCACTTCAGCGGTGACCTGGTCGTAATAGTCGGGGCGAACCGTGCGCATCCAGTGCATGCGGCCGGGGCCACTGCCCTCCAGCTTGATGCGTCCGCCCTGCGCGTCCACGCCCAGGATCAAGTCCTTGGCGGTCTGGGTGCCCACCATGTACGGCCGGATGCCAGACGGGTGCGGCTTATGCCTGCCATTGGTATCCACGCTGATCTTGGGTGCGCTGAACACATCCTTGCCGGTGTCCACCGAGCGGCCCTTGACGGCCATAAACTGGCGGTTCAGGCGGCGGCGCACATAGCTGTAAACCGCGTCCTGCGTCTGGCCGTCTGAGCTGTCAATGCTCACAGCACGGATGCGCAACATCGCGCCACTGGCATGGGGGAAGCCACCTTCCAGAAGCTGATCCAAGTCCCACCAGGCACCCGACTGAGTTGCGTTCAAGCCGCCGTCATCGTCCCAATGGACCATCATGGTTCGGCCCGGGATCTCTCCCCACCACACCAGCCAGCTTTCTTCGCCACGGCCCCAGGCACGGATCACGATAGCCAGGCGGTCGTGCTGCACGTCCACTCCGGCGGTGAGGACTACGCCGCCCCAAGGCACGGTGAGTTCGTTGTAATCCTTGGCACGGGCCCTCAGCTTTTCCGCATCCGGCACATTGCTTTGGTAAGCGTAGGCCAGGCCTTCGGTGTTGTTGCGAAAACTGCGCAGCTTTGTGTCGTCGCCCTGCGCCATGGCATGGTGTGCCGTGAGGTATTTCTCCACCAGGCGGGCCAGCAGCGAGCCGGGAAACGGGCTGTACAACTCGTTGATGTAGAAGCCGGCAATGCCGTGGAACGCGGCCGAGGCCTTCCATTCCCCCAGGCGCACTGCCCGGGTCTTCTCCGCATCAGTCCACAGGCTGCCACAGTGAGGGCAGCAATACCGCGCCGACTCCGGCACGGCATCGCCGAAGACTTCATGAGACTTGCTCGCATCGTGCGACCAGCGCACATGCTCCCAGGCCAGCACCTGTGTCTCGCCGCATGAGGGGCAAGGCACCCAGAACTGGCGCTGGTCGCTCGACTTGTACGCCGCGTCGATCCGGCTGAAGCCTTCGACCGTAGGCGTTCCACCAAAGATCACTTTGCGCCGGGTGTAGGACTTCGTGCGCTCTTCCAACAACGTGATCGTGTCGCCCTGATCCTTCACGTTGGAGTTGCAATCGTCCGGCTCCTCCACGGCCACCACCGGGGCGGGTGTGGACTTCACTGAGCTGGGACTGTTGGAGCCCACCAGTTTCAGGAAGCCGCCAGGAAAGGACTTGAAGTCCCAGCGGTTGTCGCGATCGCGTGCCTTGTGGATCTGAATCTTGCTTGCCAGGCGGGGGGTGACCTCCACCATGGGGCCTAACTTTTCATCATTGAACTGCTTGGCCGCCATGTCCTTGGCGAACATGATGATCATCGGCGTGGGATCGATGTCAACACGCCGGCCAACATAGTTCAGCAGCACGCCATCTGTCCAAGCCACCTGCGCCGACTTGCGGCAGACCACCTTAAAGACTTTGGGATCGTCCAGCGCCTCATGGATGCCGGCCACCCAGGGCGTGACGTTCGGGTT